CGTCCTAATACTACGGCCATCCTGCGATATGGTCTAGAGTCTTCCTTTCCAAAGATGCGAACATCTTCTGCTATTAGCAATGCTTGATCGACACCTTCGTATCGCTTTACCTTGCCCCAATCGTCGCCTAATACTACAGCACTAGCACCATATGTTTGTTCGATCTTAGGAATTGGTAATCCAAGTATAGCACGGGCATGGAGATCAAACTCTGTAAGATTCTGGCTAATGAGAGTAACCATTCCTGTATCGTGCGGACGGGGACTTAGTTCACTGAAGATAACTTCACTACTTGTGAGGAAGAACTCAACTCCAAATACTCCAGCACCGCCTAGCGTATCTGTGATGAGTTTACATATACGTTCTGCTTCATCGAGCTGGGGATATGTTATTACATGATCTAGGCTCATTCCAGCTTGCCAACTGTATTGATAATCACCACGTTCCTGTACATGTCCAATTGGATTACAGAATAGAGTCTCTCCGTCTTTCTGCTTGATAGTGAGCATCGTTATTTCTGTATGGAAGTTAATAAACTCCTCTACGATAACTTTCTTCCTATCACCACGGCTATTATCCATAGCATAGATCCATGCCCTTGTGATATCATCATGTGAGTGGACTACACTCTGTCCCTTGCCACTCGAACTCATTACTGGCTTAACTACGACTGGATAACCAATCCTCTTTGCTGCCTCGACTAGATCTTCGGCTGTCTCGGCATACGCAAATTGTGCGGTGCGTATACCAAGGCTTTGGGCAATATTACGGATAGTATCTCTGTTCATAGTAGCATTTACAGCATAGGCACTCGGAACTACTTGTATACCGTCATCCTCAAATTCCTGTAAGACTTCGGTGCGGATAGCTTCGATCTCTGGAACTATGATATCAGGATGATAAAAATCAATTATATTTCTAAGGGCATCCGGATTTAACATATCACAAACAGCTGATCTGTCCGCAACCTGCATAGCTGGAGCATTATCATAACTATCTACAGCAACAACATAACATCCTAGACGTTTAGCACTGATCACAAATTCTTTACCAAGTTCACCGGACCCAAGCAACAATATTCTTTTCATAGTATCTCCTTAATAAGACTATTATAAAGGATTTACGTAGGAACCCCTAGATATTTCTGACCAGTATGAGTGAGTAGCTATGTATACTGGTTCTTTTATTTTTCTACCATCAACGTGTATCCAAATACCTACGCCAGCTGCTTCTAGTATACAAGCTCGGATTGGGAGATTTTTAGCTATCCAAACTGCTCTATCTTTGTTAATATCAAAGTTTTTCATATCCCCTTTCCATTGTAAATCCATAGCTGATCCATAAAAGTGTTTGCTCATTCCAGCACGTTTACTTCCTGCTACAGCTCCAGGATAGTCATATCCACCGTTCAGTGTAAATCCTGGAAATTTCTCTCTTATTGGTTCAATTATATTAATCGCTAACCATGATAAGTTTTCTATTATCTGATCTACTGAGAGGCCGCCGGCTTCCCATGCCCGTATCTTTCTATTAGGAGTAATAACTGGAGTTAGACAAAAATCTCCCAGAGTATAATGTTCTGAAATTTTCATTTCATACTTAACATCAGCAGCACCGGCTCCTTTAACCATAGCGTCTTTTCCTACTAAATTAGGATTAGTTTCAACTGGTCCTGATGATGCTTGTGCTGCTGATCTTCTTGCTCCGATATTATTTTGTATATATGGACTACCGCCACTCACCCTAGGGGGAACTCTTGGAATTTGTGCTTGTAAATTTGCCGGTAATAGAGAAATCAATTGATTTGGCGGTATAAGTGTCTCTGCTAATCTTGGGGACAGATTTTGTGATAGTCCAGACAATGCTCCTACATTAGGTAATGACAGATTTCCAGGCAGTATTGGAACTCTACCACTAACACTGCCTCCAATCATAGCTGCTAAAGGACTCATAGCAGAAGATCCTGTTAATCCTAATACCCTAGTTGGTACACCTGTTGGTACACCCGATGATCGCAATGCTATGTTAGCTGCTAGTCCTAGTACTTGCGAATTTACCGGAACACCATTCCTTTGATTAAGAGCAACATTTGTTACCACTCCGACAACATTAGATATAACTCCAGCAGTAGCTGGAGTAGCTCCTAATGAATTCCTTGCGATAGCTCCAGCAACATTTCCAGCTACATTAGATAATAACGCATTACCAAATGTACTGGCAATATTAACCGGAACTGCCTTAGATCCGCTCATCCTAGCAACAGCTTGTGCGCCTAGTGAACCTGTTAATCCAGATACAGCCTTCGGACCACCAGCTAGACTCCTTAGTGCTTGTCCAGCAACAGCTCCTAAAGCAGCACCTGCTATTAGATTAGTCAATCCACTTAATGGTACTGAGCCTTTACTTGTTAAACCAGCAACAGCCCCTAACGGTAATAATGATTTAAATGCGGCTGGTAAAAGTGATGTAAATTTTCCCAAAGCTCCTTGAGGGATACCCATCATGACACCTTCAAGTGTTGGCACGACTCCTCCTAATTCTCTCGGAGCACCATTGTAAACTTTAACTAATTGATCTTTCGGTTGTCCCGGAGTAGGAGCATTGTCTAATTCGTCTCCTGAATTACTGCTTCCTATCGACTCCTTGGCTGTATTCTCTGCTCCAGCTGCTGATCTAGGATCTGGATTTGAAGGTACAGTTGCTTTGGAAGTACCTTGTGCTTTTTCCACAAGATCAGTAGGTCTAGGTTGAGGTTGTACTGTTAATGTTGTTTCTTTACCGTTGTTATCTGTTGCTGTAACAGTAGCAGTGGTTCCAGTTTCATTGGCTTTTTGTGTTGCTTGTTGTTTGACATCAGCAGCCTTATCAACTACTTGATTTAGAATAGCTTTTCTTTCCGAACTCGTTGGCCCTGTATAGTTTTCTAAACCTTTGAATATGATTCCAGTAAGAAATGCATCCGGATCATCAGGATTAGCAGGATCTCGTACACCATTAAATTTAGCAGTTAACTTAGTATCCCCTTCATATGCTTTAGCATACTCGTCAACATATTTTTGTGCTGCTTTATCATAGTCAGCTCTTGTGTTATTAGGAGGAGTAAGATTAAATGAATGAGAAACTTCGATCGCCATGACAATATTTATGATAAATATTGTGGAGATTTTATATGACCGGAATTGCTAGGATAGGTGATTCAATTAATACTAATCATGGATGTACAGGTTCTACAACGATAACAATGACACGTAGTAGCAGTACAGTGTTTATTGATAATATTGCTGTAGCGATAGTTGGTGACAAAACTCCAACACATTCATATGGTGGAAGAAACTGTAGTGCATCTCATCAAATAACTCTCGCAAACGGATCTAGTTCTGTTTTTATGGATGGGGCTGCTGTATTGAGAATTGATGATGTTACCTCTGGAGAACAAATAACCGGAGGTAGTTCTTCTGTTTTTGCTGATTAAATTAATTTACTAAATTTAGTAGTTCCGGCAGGAACAATACTTGAAGTTCCCTTGATATATTGGTTAGCTGTATCCCTATCTGTTATAGCCAATGCGATAACAGCAGTCTTTGGGATATCAATGTTACCTTCAATTTCAGCAGTAAACAGGAATGGAGTCATTGCGACTCCAGTCTGTGTTACAGATAATACAAGTGGCTTATACACCTTATAAGTAGTCTCACCTATATCAGTTAGTCTAGTAATAACTTCCTCACCAGTCACTAACTTTAGCGTATGGACTTCACCTGTTTTTAATCTTTCAATTATCATGCGGCATCTTTCTGATCAATTGCTTCTCTTAGAAAGTTTGGATCTTGCTTAGTTAATCCAGTATACCCACCCTCTACTAGAACAGCACCATTAAAATATATCTGTGGCACTGTCTTATGTCCCTGTGACTTGATAAATTCCAATGCGTTAGAATCTACCATAACATCAACGATCTGATAAGGTAGATTGTTATGCTCTAACCAAATCTTTGTGCGATCGCAATAGGGACAATTAGGTTTACTGTATACTGTTATCACTTATTCATCTTCTTCCAAGTCTTTGTCTGTCTACGCTTTGTAGCGGCCTTTGCCATAGACTTTACTGTATTCTTCTTTGCCATTGTATCTCTCCTATGTTTATAGTTTTATAATAACATATCGTAGTATCTTGTCAAATGTTAACATTTATAGAGAAAACCCTGCGAAACTCTTTTCATCTACATCTTGTTTAACACCACCATTAACATAGCTGGTTATCTCTGTTTCTTGAGGAGCAACTTGTACTTCAGCACCTGAGATCCATTTCTGTGTCCATGGTAGAGGATTGGCTCCTCCCTTATATTTATTAGGTAGTCCAATAGCTGTCATTCTTTTATTGGCAATCCAATCAACATACTCACATAACAGTTGGTAATTAAGCCCAATCATGGAACCGTTCTTGAATAGATATTCAGCCCATTTCTTTTCTTGATTAACAGCATCCTCAAATAGTGCTACTGCTTGATCCTTACACTCTAGTTCAATCTGGGCGAAATCAGGATCATCTTTAGGTAGTATCTTAAGTAATGTCTGTGTTCCTGCTAGATGTAAGTTTTCATCTCGGGCAATAAACTTAATAATCTTAGCATTACCTTCCATCTTCTTAACTTCAGCAAATGCCCATGAACAAGCAAAGCTAACGTAGAAACGTATGCCTTCTAACACGTTAACACTCATTAGTGCCATCCATAATGCTTGCTTATGTTGATAAGAAGCTGGGATCAAATGGGCATGTGTTCCACTAGAAGCACGTTGATTTAGATTAATTAACTCGTCATAATACTTACTAATATCAGTGGCACAATCAGCAATCTCAGCAATATCCATCATCTCATCAAATATCTTAGATGGGTTACTGTAGATGTTTCGAATAATATGTGTATAACTCTTAGAATGAATAGTTTCGCTAAATGTCCAAGTTGTAAACCAAGTCTCAAGTTCTGGCAATGAACAGATCGGCCCAAACGCAATACTAGGGGCACGACCCTGTACACTGTCCAATAGAATTTGACGTTTCAGATTACTAGTAAAGATATGCTGTTCATGCTCAGTTAGATCCTTAAAGTCTTTAGCATCGCGCAGGATATCAACTTCCTGTGGCTGCCAAAAAAATCCAAGCTGCTGATTTGTAAGCTTATCAAACTGCTTGTACTTTAGAGTATCGTAGCGTTGTATAGTAACTCCGCCATTAGGGTCAAAGAACGCTAGTGATTTTGTGTGGTCAGATTTGTTGTTAGTGTCAAATACGGTCATATTACGCAGCTCTCGCAATCTTCTTGTGGTGGTAAATCTTCTAATGGTTGTTCGTTGATCTTGTTAACATCAATTTCGCCCTGCCCATCATAACTATTAAAATAGTAGAGTTGCTTCCCACCATACTTATAAAACTGTAAGACATGACGTAGTAGCTCACTCATTGGGATCCTTTCATCCTCATAATACTGCGGATTGTAGGATGTATTTACGCTAATTCCTTGATCGATATACTTCTGTAGTACAGCACAGATGTTAAGATAACCTTCCGGAGTCTTCTGATCCCATAGTAGATCATACTTGTTCTTTAGCTTACGGAACTCAGGAACTACCTGCTTTAGGACACCATGCTTACTTTGCTTAATTGAAATATAGCTACGTGGTGGTTCAATACCATTTGTAGCATTAGCAATCTGAGCACTAGTTTCTGCTGGCATGATAGCCATTAGGGTAGCATTGCGGATACCAAATTGCTTTAATTCAGCCCTTAGATCATCCCAGGGCATACGCTCTACGTGTGGTACTAGTTCATCAATCTCTCTCTTACGAGTATCAATTGGAACAATACCCTTAGCATACTTTGTATCGCTAGGCTTACCGCAAGGACCAAACTCCTTGGCTAGATCAACACTTGCTTTAATAAGATAATAACTCATTGCTTCCATATATTCGTCTACCTTTGGTAGGGCAGCAGCATCGGTATATTTAAAATCGTTCTTAGCTAGCCAATATGCTAAGTTAATGATACCAACACCTAGTGGACGATGTTCCTTTGTAGCTATCTCAGCGGCTTTTACTGGATAGTCTTGATAACTTAGCAGTGCGTCTAATCCACGAACTGCTAGTTCACAGGGCTTTTCAAAGTCCTTGGGGTCCTTAATAACACCCCAATTAACAGCACTTAGAGTGCAGAGGGCAAT